TTCTTTAGAGAAGAAGTCACCGGCATCATGCCATCGAATAACAAGTTTGGTTTTCTCGTCTTTCTTATTGAACTTCTTGTCAGCAGCATCAATCTCTCCACTCATCATGTCCATGAAGCCGTCAGGGTCGTTGTACAAGAAGTTTAGAAGCTGTGTTTGTCCTTCAGCAACATTCTTCCACTGAACATATCCGCCTTTCAAAGCATAGCAATAAGTCTGGCATTCACCTGCTCCGGGGCAAGTATCGATTACTACGAATTTTTCATCGTCTTCGTCATACGCGAGTCCTTTAAGAGCAGGAAGACCAACGTTATAGAACACACTTGCGGTGCCATCACTGTGCTGCATCTTTTCATTCTGTTTGAGAACTTTAGTTGGACGCTTAGTTACTAAATCGCGTAGAGCATCTAGGTCATATTTCTGGCCGTCTTGGTCAACGATAGGAACTACTGAACTTCGGTGAATGTATGGCTTCTTGAACTTGTCTTGTTTGGTTTTACCTGACACATACTTTTCAGTTCCACGAGCGGTCTTCTTTGCTTCACCCGTCTTAGGATCTGTGACAGGTTTACCCATGATACGATCTAGATAACCCTTCAATTCCTTTGGACTTAACTCACGAGCAGGTGCGTCTAATTTGGCTTCGTCAATTTCCTCATCGTCCCAACGCTTATCATCTGCGTCGTCTTCGGGGTACTCCGGGGTGTCACCTGGTTCTTCTTCATCAGGTGTTATTACCCCCGCTGCATTGAGAAACTGATCCAATGTCATCACGTTCAGTTTATCCGAAAACGGAGAAGAACCCTTGACTTCTTCCGAATTCTCTGTTATAAGATTAAGTATGTTTCTAATATCCATGATAAGTCCTAGTATCTTTGATGTGCTTGTATTTATCAATTTAAAAGAGGTTAGCTATTAACATTTTTTATGTACACTCTGACCCAGCCATTGCTGCACAGTCGATGGTTGACCGTCACGTAGTTAAAATGATTTTGGAGACGGCTCAGCTACTCTCTACTGCACATCGGGTGATCGATGGTGTAGAGTATGTGGGCAAGTCCCAGTCTGGTCGCAAAGCAAAACGATGGAAGTTATCAGGTAATGCTGATGCTATTATGTATGCTGCTACCCACATCAATCATCCTTCAGCAGTTTGGGTTCGTGAAAACTCTGCCAACTATGTTTGGTTGTATGATCATCTTTTAGCCCTTGGTCGCGAGTATACTTATCGGTACGGTCGTACTCACCTTACTATTGATAAGCTAAAGGATATTCTCAAGGAAGCTCCTGAGCAGATCAGAGAAAGCAAAATAATGACTAAGATGCCATCTTGTATGGACAAGCAGTACATTGTTAGCCTGGACCCGATTGTCAACTATCGTAATTATTACAACTACGGAAAGACTGACTTGCTGCGCTGGACTGACCGCGAGCCTCCCGGCTGGATTGACGGTGAAGTTATTCAGCAGTCAGGCAAAAAGACGATATATACTATTGAAAGGTAAAAATATGTTTGACAAATTAAAGAAATGGTTCACTGACCCGATGTTTCCGGAAGAGCAGCCTGTGGTTGTTCCTGAACCAAAACCTGAAGTGAAGGCACCTAGAAAGCCTAAAGTGGAACTCACTGACAAGGAAAAGGCTACAGCAGCCGGGGAACCCTATGTCGCTATTCTCAAGGTTGATCTGGATCCAACTGACATCAACAACGGCGCATTTGACCTTGACTGGAATGACAAGTTTCTGCTCAACCTGATTAAACAAGGGTACAAGATTCGTTCTGATGACACAGACGCTATGATCGTTGACCGTTGGTTTCAGACAGTGTGCAGGAATATCGCTTTAGAAGTGTACGAGCAGGAGCAAGCTGATCCGGACAAGCGGGAAAGCGACATGCGTGTTATTCAGCAGCGTGATCTAGGCGGCGGGTATACCGAAGTTCGTTAATTTTTTTTACCTTTTTCTTAAAAAAAGGTTGACAACTGACTTGATATTGCGTATTATATGAGTATATTATAACAAAGGTACCTCATGAAATACGCACTGATCGACACTGCCAATACATTCTTCCGCGCTCGTCACGTTGCTGCCCGCAACACTGATACGTGGGAAAAGGTTGGTATGGCTATGCATCTAACGCTTTCGTCGGTGAATCAGGCTGTGCGTATGTTCAACATTGATCACGTTGTGTTCTGTCTTGAAGGACGTTCATGGCGTAAAGAATTCTACAAGCCTTACAAGGCTCATCGTGTTATCGACAACGCTGCGCTGACTGAGGCTGAAGTTGAAGAAAACAAGATGTTCTGGGAAACGTATGAATCATTCACTACGTTCCTGTCGCAGAAGACTAATGCTAGCGTGTTGCGTCATCCTAATGCAGAAGCAGATGATCTTATCGCCCGCTTCATTGACTTGCATCCCGACGATGAACACTACATCATTTCGTCTGACACTGACTTCGTTCAGTTGATTAGCGAGAACGTTCATCAATACAATGGTGTCGCAGGTCAGTTGATCAAACTAGATGGTTATTTCAATGACCGCGGGAAGCCCGTCAAGGACAAGAAGACCGGTGAACAAAAGCTGCTAGAAGATCCGGAGTATCTTCTCTTTAAGAAGATCATTCGCGGCGATGCTACTGACAACGTGTTCTCTGCATACCCCGGTGTTCGTGAGAAGGGTTCCAAGAACTCTGTCGGCATCAAAGAAGCGTTTGAAGATCGCAACAAGCAAGGATTCAACTGGAATAATTTTCAATTGCAACGCTGGACTGATCACGATGGTATTGAGCATCGTGTTAAAGATGATTATGCACGTAATCGTACCTTGATTGATCTCCGAGCGCAACCGGCAGAAATCAAGGCTGCGGTCGACAGCGTGATCAAAGAGAACGTGCGTACAACTACTACCCCGCAAGTTGGCCTTCATCTTATGAAGTTCTGCGGCAAGTATGAACTCACAAAGATTTCTGAGCAAGCTGAAACTTATTCCAAGTGGCTCAACAATACGTATAAAGGAATTCTCAATGCCAATTGATACTGTTTATTTTTGCAAAGATTGTAAGTTTAGCAAGATGGATATCTCAGATACTATTTTTACACTCGGTGGCACTGTTGGGGTTACTGATAACATGTTTAAATGTACTAGGGCCGTCAAATCGGCTCGGGCCATTATCGACCCGGTCATTGGACACAAAAAGGTTAAGCCTGAAATGTCCTTTTGCTCGATTGAGAGGTCGTATGGCAATTGCGGTCCCGGTGCAAAGCATTGGATACCTAAACACAAGAAAGATTTATTTAAAATGTTGACAAAGGAATCACATGACTGAACTAGTAGCGAAGCCAATCGTAAAGAATCAGTTTTGGATCGTCACTGACGGTAACAAGAAGGTAGGAAACATTGAAGTTAATAATGACGGGTACGGTGTCCGGCTTAATGGCACTTTGTTACAGTTCAATAACACTGACGAGTTGAAGAAAAAGACTCATATTCGTTTTGAGCCTATAAAGTCAAACAACAAGAAAGTTTCGCTTCCCTATCCTCAATATCCAACTACTGCTCGCACTTACAACTCGCTATTTGATGTTAAACGAGGACTGCATCTTTTCACTAAGACACGCAAGTCTAAATGTCAGCATGCCGCAGGTTGGTTTGCGATGGATCAAAACGGCATAAAAACCGTGGTGTTTTGTCCCAAGTACATCTTTGTCCAGCGCTATCCGTACTCCGGACCTTACAAAACAGAAGCTGAGGCGAAAGCTCAGATAAATACAACATGATGCATATTAACCGATTCATGGATAAGATGACCGTAGCTGACTCCAAACAAAACAAAGATTTGGTGTTGCCGATGACGGATGCCCGTGGGTTGCGTGATGATATCGCTAGATTGCTTTTAGACTTGCATGAGTTGGCTAAGAATAAGAATCAAAACGAGGTAATACAGGTCGAAATTAAGGGCGGGTCATTCAAGTGAGTAGAACGCAACCAAATGTACTGTTAGAGTATGTAGACAAGAAGACCTACAAGTGTGACCAGATTGTTGAGGCTGCTGGAATTTGGGCCGTGTTCTACGATGGTCAACCTATCAACCTCAAGTCTTCTCATTATCTAGCAAACGACGCTGCTCCGAAATACAAGAAAACAAGTTTTTCAAATCCAGGCCATGCTAGAAACTTATGCAGAAAACTAAACTCACAATTTAAGACTGATAAGTTTACTGTTGTGTTTATGAATGTCGGTAGGGTGGTATACCCAGATGACCTATCTTCTTGATGCACACTTATCACCGTGTGATCGGTTGTGGTTAGGCTTACCCATTGTTTTGCCGCAGTGAACGCAAGTAACTTTAATATTATTTGGGCTGTTGCCACCTTGAAAATTGTGAACGCCGGCGGCAGAACGTATTCGCTGCACCTCTCCCCCTAAGAAATTGTGGGTGCCATCCTTGACTCGGCCCGCAGCGATTTCTTTACCGATTGAACTACCGTCCTCTCTTATTAGAAATGGATGGGTGCCATCCTTGACTCGGGCTGCTTGCACTTTCTTACTCAAATCACTCCCCTTAATACCCCCAAAAGG